TTAACCGCTATTCACCATTTTAGTGGATGGAATGTGGATGCCATTACTAAGCGGATTCAGGTGAATTGCGTCGCTAAGGTGGTCGGGTGAAAAATGCGCATATGTCATAGTCTGCTCAATTTTCGAATGTCCCAATATTTTATTTAACGTCAAGATATTCCCCCCATTGATCATGAAGTGCGCTGCAAAGGTATGACGCAAAACATGCGTAGCCTGGCCCTTGGGTAGATCTGGCTTTACCTCCTTTAGTACCTTGCGATATTCGACATAGTCAACGTCGAAGAGTCTGCCGGTGGTTTTGGTTTTGACGTATTTCATGACCTCATCAGAAATGGGGACGGTGCGCGCCTTCCCGTTTTTGGTTTTGGTAAACGTCACTTTTCCATGCATCATGTTCTGAGCCAGCATAAGCAGCGATTCCCCCCAGCGGCCGCCGGTGCTTAAACACAGAACAGTGAGGCGCCGGGCGTCACCACTTAAAGCTGAAAGCAGCCTTTCAATCTCTTCAGTACTCAGATAGGACATTTCGGGCCTTTCCTGCTTGAGATCTGTGATCCCTTTTAGTGGGTTCTCTGCGTGGAGATCTTCCGCTTCAGTCAATACACGGAATAGGCCTCGTAACGTACTCAAGTCGCGGTTAACAGTGGAAGCCTTAACCCCTTCATAAAGGCGCTGGCTTCTGTACTCAGCAATAAACCCCTTATTGATTTTTGAAAGGCGAGGGTTGCCCATATCACTAATTACCCGCTTAAGTTCGCGCTGGCGCTTCTCACCGTACTTATGGCTTCGGCCGTGCAGCTCCCACCATCTATCAAGCAGCTCACTTAGCCGCCTGTGATCGGTTGGTTTATCCAGCCAGTCTTTGTCATGCATATTGCTGATGACATATTTTTCAAAAGCAACAGCATCAGCTTTCTTTTTAAAAATCCGCTGTATACGACGTCCTGTCGCTCCACGCGGTCTAATATCCACTTTATAGCGTCCACCATCGAGCAGCTTAACGGTCATAGCTGTCACCTCTGGTAAACACGTGATCTTGTGTCACGTAACAGATAGTTACGCGATGATTTTCATAGAGATAAGCAAGAAAGATGCTCAGCCAATTTTCTGGTCTGAGGGCTGAGACGTTGTTTCGTCTTGCCCAAAGTGTGCGAGAGCCGGTGCGATTTGCCCGGATTCAGGGGCAATCTTTCCGGTGATGAACCACAGGGCATATTTTTCAAATCGAGGATGATTAAGGATGCCCATAATCACCTCTGTGTTAGGGATTGTTTTTCCTGCCTCGTAACGCCACAAAGCGTCACGATTCAAGCCAAGCATTTTGGCTGCCTCTGGCAAACTTGTGAGGCGCTCACTCTCGCGCATAATCTTCAACTTTTCCGCCACATTCATACTCATGTTGCAAATCTCCGACATGTGAATTATATTTCATTCATAGGTTGGTGGTCTGGGGTATTTGAGGCCATCAATACCCCAAACGTGGAGATTATCACATGAAAGATGCAGTTTTGAGCGCGCTGTTTAAGATTCCAGACCCGATCACCGCTGATGAGTTTTCTCGTCGAACCGGCAAAACGGAGTCAGCCGTTCGTCACATGATGGATCGCCGCCTTTTACCGATGGTCACTGAGCGCGAAGTACTTGGCCCTGATGGCAGTACTCGCCGCCTCCTGATTCTGTGGAACGAATGGCTTGAGATGGTTCATGAAGCTACGTCAAAACTCCCCCCTGAGCGACAGGACTGGCGAGCAGGTTGGATCAAGAAAGCCAATAAGCTGGCGAATGATATGGGCGTAAACATGTTTGGTGGCGGGGCGGCAGCATGAATCGTTATTTGAAAGAAAGAATAGCAATGGGCGTCATAGGAATTAGCATCGCATGCATTAGTGCGATTGCATTCGCGGTAACCCTAAAACTTATCGACGTGTTTATTTTTTAAGGACGATCGGTAATGAATAAACGCTACTCACAGCATGGCAAGCACTCGGGGAGCATTTGCAGCACGCCACTTGATAACTTGCCGAAAGTTACATGGATTAATAAGCATGCTGGAATCTGTTGCGGCTTCACCATCCGCGTATTACCGCGCAGGGTAGGGAAGAAGCGCTATCAAATTATGAAAGATGGTGATTCTTTCGGAATTGATTTTGCGTTATCTGAAGCACGCAAAACGATAGGTCGCATTATTAATAACAACCGCTTCACTATTCATTAATTAGCCGAGGCAGAAAATGAAAAGAGAATACGCAGACAAAATCAATTCACTGCTGCAATGCTTCCATTTCAACAAGGAGTTTCTGGAATGGAATCACGATTATTCACATCAACTTTTACGCCACGGCGTATCCCATCTTTATCACTTCGCCATGCTCCAGGGCGAAAACGATGAAACCACACTGGAAGAACTCCGCAACATCATTATCTCGATCACTAATGGCGATATCCCGAAGCCATACGACCTGTCATCTATGGATGCTGAGCAACCGGAAGCAGCAAGCAAGACAGTGATGTTTTTTAAGCCGCTGGCGGTAACAGTGGAAGTTACACCAGAAATGCTTCAGCAGCTGAAACAGTCGCCACGGTGTCAGCGCAGATGAAGCGCCCACGCCTCTATTAATCATTGGAGTCCGCCATGTTTACCGAAGAGAAAACATCGTGGGAACGTGAAATGCTGATACGCGAAGCGGTGGAAAGCGCAGAGCAGGGCTTCACCGTTCACCTGAAGAACGGCGCTCGCGTCTATGTCACCGCTGACAGCCCGTCGATAGATTTAATTATTTACGGTCTGGAGAAAACAATTCGCGGTAATCATGAGCGTGCGCGAATGACGTTTATCGACTTTTTGTATTACTGGCACGAAAGGTTATTTAAACAGGTTAAAAGAAAACCGCGCCCCAACCACTAATTAACCATCGTTAAAAATAACGGCATTTATTTTGCCGGGGATTCGTTTTGCCTTTTTCAGGAGGTCGCCATGTCGATCACGTCAATAAAACTGGATGGCGGACTTAGCGATCCAGAGTTTGTGGAAATAAGCGCCAACGCACGGAAACACGAACGCGCGCACCTGCTGGGCTTACTGCGTATTTATGTCGGCCAGCTGAAAAAGGAAAGCGCCACCCCGGACGAGATTTATCAATCAATCGAGCGGTGGATCAGCAGCCGCGAACTTCCAATCAGTGAGGGTATTAAACAATGAACCACTTAATGATCGATATTGAAACGCTCAGCAACCGACCGAACGCGGTGATTTGCGCGATTGGTGCGGTGTTCTTCGAGCCATCAACCGGGAAGATCGGCCCGTCGTTCTATCAGACCATTGATCCGCGCACCTCGCAGAGCCGTGGCGCGGATATCTCCGCCGACACGGTGATGTGGTGGCTCAGGCAGGATAAAGAACCAATCAGCGAGCTGGTAGGCGCGAAGTCGCATGAAATTGAGGTGATGCTGGATTTCGCCAAATTCATTGAAGGCGCATTCCCTGAAACCAAGAAAAAGTATCTGAAGGTGTGGTGCAAGGGCGGTTCGTTTGATTTCCCGATCCTCAAATCTGCATTTGAACGCTCATCGCTCGAAGGCGTTTCCATGTTGCCGTGGCTTTATTGGAATGAATGCTGCTTCCGCTCGCTGCTTACAGTGGCCGGAGCTATCGGTTACGCCCCCCATCCGCGCCGCTCAGTTGCACACAACGCCTTAACCGACGCCATCTATCAGGCCGAGCAGGTTTGCGAGATCTGGCAGCGCCTGACCTCCCCGCACCTCGAATCATTGTGAGGCGCGCAATGACTAAATCACCTATCAAATGGGCTGGCGGCAAAACCCGCGTCATGCCGCAGCTGCTGATGCAACTGCCGAAAGCCGATTGTTTAATCGAGCCGTTCGTTGGCAGCGGTACCGTGTTTATGAACACGGAATACCGCCGTTACATCCTCTGCGATAGCAATCGCGCGCTGATCAATTTCTTTCGTGTGCTGACTTCCAACACCGAGCGACTGATTGATACCGCTCGCGGAATGTTCCTGGGTGGCAATAACGAAGAGCAATATTACAAGCGCCGTGCGCTATTTAACTCCATGCAGTGGAGCGATACGGGCAAGGCTGATACTGCTTTACTTTATGCCGCTTTGTTTCTGTATCTGAACCGACATTGCTTTAACGGGATATATCGCGTCAATCAGATGGGTGATCATAACGTCCCGTTCGGGAAATATGGCGCACCTTACTTTCCGGCTGACGAGATGCGCCGCTTTGCCGAAAAGGCCAACGACACAAAAGCCGTTTTCATTGATGGCGATTTTCGTCACACCATCCCTTACGTTATGCAGCTGGCATATGACGCGGTTATTTACTGCGACCCCCCCTACATTCCAGCCAGCAAGACAGCCAACTTCACTGCCTACGGCAAGCCATTTACCCTGGACGATCACCGCGACCTGGTTGCAACCCTGCTCGATGCTCATCGCCAGCACGGCACCCGCGCGGTGATATCCAACAGCGACACCCCGGAAACCCGCGAGATCTACTCCGCTTTCAATCTCCACGCCTTCAGCGTTCGCCGCTCTGTCAGCGCCAAAAGCCGCGATATGGCCGGTGAAGTGATCGGCGTTCTTCGCGGCGATGTGGGTTGCAGCTCTGGCGCATGTGGAGCTTGGACGAGCGCCACTGAACATCTGCCGCCGACGGCGATATGGATCGGGTTTGACCTGGCCGCCGGATTCGATAACGGGGAGCCATCTGATGAACATGCTTGATGCCGTTGTGACGCGAGTTTTGGACGTTCGTCCATATCGCCATTTCTGGATCGTCGAGGTGGAGGTGTTGAGCTGGGGCAGATACAGCAACACAACCATCATCCGCGATAGCGAAAAAGAAGCCCGCCAGGTTCAACCCGGCGACACGGTAACGATCTGAGGATCCGCAAATGAACGAAGAAACCAATTACCGCCGGTTCTGGCGAAACCTTGTGATCTGCTGTGCGCTTTGCTCGCCGTTGTTCTGGATCCCGATGGGCTATCTCGCCTTTCGTGTTGGCTCTGTGGTCTGGGATGCGCTGTGGTCTCTTATAAAAATGTAGTGAAATCAAAGGAGAAAACTAAATGGCTTTGTACGAAGAGAAGTATCAACTCAAAGGAAATGAGCTAATGAATCGGCTGCTGGAACAGGTTGATGCATGGAAATATGTCAATAAATACAAGTCAAAAAAGCAACAAAAGGCGGCATTTTGCCGCCAGAGCTTATTGCTTGAAAACGAACAATGAATCGTATTTTCCAGGATTAAGGTTATCTGCATGAAGATCAGTCAGCCCAAGCTTAGCAATGCCTTGAACGAGAGCCAGGTATGCGCCAAGACCATCAACAGTAATGACGCGGTAAATATCACCAGCTTCATTTTGAATCGCTGTCAGCATCGGCATGCCACCAAGTTCAGCATCCTTCGCTTTGCGGACTACTTCGGAGATTTTCTCATCAATGGAGGACTTCACTTTTCCTTCTACATATTTATCTTTCATTTTTATCCCTTTTTTGACGTATGCGTTGGCAATACTAACCATCTGCTGCGTTTGAGGGCAAGAAAGTTTGCCGCACATGGCGAGCCAGAAAAGGCAGATCATGTCTGACTATTCCTCCTTAGTTTGGGAATGGAACGCCAAACGGCAGGCTATCAACCCCAACCACGTCTCAGATCCTCAAATTGAGTATCTCACCCCGAAAGGCGAGCGGAAGACGCTCGCCTATGCGGATTTGGTCGATACCGTTTATCGCACCCCCATGCGCCCGCGCGAAGGTGCCGCGCGTGAAGCATTCGACCGCAAGGGACGCGCCCACTACCTGCGCCGCCGGGTTCAGACTCTACCGGCGTTTATCCGCAAGCGGTTCTCTCTGCGCCTGGAATCGCTGGAGCGTCATGACCCAAAAGAGGCCGTGCGCTGGCTGTTCAGTACGTTTGAACGCCATGTCTTACGCCGTGTCGATGCGGTAAACGCACAATACCTACCGCAGGCCGCGCTCCCGGCGATCCTTGCGCCCCTCCGTGATGATTTTCACCTGCTGCCTTGGGCGGACAAAAAACGCCTGAAACGACTGGCTTATAAGCTCGCCAACCTGATGAAAAGCGAGTTTATGCGCGAGTTTGATTTTCAGTATGAGAAAACCGCTGATGTTGAGTTTTCCACGCTTTACGCATACGGATTTATCGCCAGTAAAGCGACAGCGCTCAATATCGCGATCCCTAGCTGGAGCCGGTATTGCGAAGAGAAGCTGGAGGCCGAAGAGGCGCTGCGTGCCGTTGCGCGCCTTCAGTCAGAAAAGTGGTGGTTAGGTAAAATTCGCCGGATCCATGACTGCTGGCGCGAGCACCTCATGATCGCCGCTGGCTATGTCAGTAAGGTAGCCTCGCCGTATTGTTCTGATCCGTGCTTCAAAGAGTGGATAGCCCAGAAAAAAGCGAACTTTGAATACCTTCAGGCGATGGAACTGGAAGACCAGGACACCGGCGAGCGTACCTCGCTGCTTGATAAGGTCATGGGGAGTACGTCCAACCCTAAAAACGCCCGCGCCGAGCTGATGGTGCGCATGCGCGGTTTTGAGGATATGGCAAAAGAAATGGGCCTGGTTGGCATGTTCTACACGCTAACAGCACCGTCTCGCTATCACTCTTCACACGTAAAATCGGGCAAGCGCAATGACAAATATCGTGATGCCAGCCCGCGACAAACGCAGAAATACTTATGCAAAGTCTGGGCGCGCGTCCGTGCAAAATGGGGCCGCGAGGGGATCCGCGCATTCGGTTTTCGCGTTGCTGAACCGCACCATGACGGTACGCCACACTGGCATCTGTTGCTGTTTCTCCGCCCGGAAGAGGTGGAGTTTGCAACGGCTGTTTTCCGCAAGCATGCACTGAAAGAGGACGGCTACGAGCCGGGCGCGCAGGAGCACCGCTTTACCGTTACACCGATTGATGAAAAATTTGGCTCGGCAACGGGCTATATCGCGAAGTACATCTCTAAAAATATTGACGGTTACGGCATGGATGGCGAGTTAGACGACGAATCCGGCCAGCCCGTCAAAGAGATGGCGAAGCGCGTGCGCGCGTGGGCGTCGCGCTGGAATATCCGCCAGTTTCAACAGATCGGCGGCGCTCCAGTGACTACATGGCGCGAACTGCGCCGGTTAGGTAATCGCGAGCTGGTTCTGCATCCTGAGATCGAGGAGGCGCGCGCAGCCGCTGACGCGTCGGACTGGCCGGGGTACAACCACGCTCAGGGTGGCCCGTTGGTGTCCCGCGACTGCCTGCGCGTTCGCATCAGTTACGAATATACCGAAGAGGGCAACGATTATGGTGACACGGTCGCCAAAATAACCGGCGTCTATTGCCCTCTCACCATCCGTGAGTCGGTCATTTTCACCCGCACCACCGATTACAAAATTGTGCCGAAGCGCAAGCCCGCGCCGGTGGAGGTTTTGACCTTAGAAGGCCGCGCAGCGGCCCCTCGGAGTTCTGTCAATAACTGTACGGGGCGCGCCGAATCGGACGAAAAACCACCGTCAGAAACGGCGGTAGCAGATGATAAAACCGCGCCAGACAACAGTTCGGTGACAGAACTTCCGCTGAATATCGATGTTTTGAAGCGATATTCACGCCAGCAAAGGCAGGAGATCACCAGCAGGCTAAGAAAATCCGCTCGGGAAAGCTCAGATCAAGCCTTCACGCGTACCGCGCACGGCCTGTGCACGTCGGTTGATGACGAAACCGCGCTGGCGTGGGGGCCAAAAGTTACCGCCGCGAAAGATATGAGCCTGACGCCGGAAGAGGCGGAATGCCGCTGGCGCGAACAGCTGCGGATCGAGGCAGAGCGGCGCGCGGATAACTACGCCGCCGCGGTTACGGAATATCAGAAGAAAAAGGCCGAAGCCGCAATGCGCCAGGCGCAGCAACAGGAATCGACGCAAAAGAACGGCATCTCCGAAGAAATGATCGCCAGCATCGGCGCGCAACTCCGGGATTGTCGGATTTTCGTCAGCGATGACGTCGTGCGGTCAATCGCCGACGGCGCACGCGTTCGATATGATGGTGGGTTGCTTGCTCTGAAAAACGGTAGGTTGATTAGCGCGAAAGTATGGCATGCGGGGGAAAGAAGCAAAACTACAACCGAACATCTGGTAGTATGGGAACTGATCAAGCGATGGAAAAACGCTTTAAAATGATGGTAAATATAAAAACGGGTTATGTCACACTAATTATGAGTAATACGCTAAAAAGCATCGCTAAGATGTTATCTGTCGATGCTTTATGATGAGTCAATTATCGCAGATTAATCTTCTTGGAAGAATGATGCCTGCAGCACATCCGCCATCACCCAAGCTTCCTGCAGGGATGTTAGGATTCAGGAGATATTGTTTTTGCATTAATTTTAACTTTTCATCTTTCAACTTTTCATCTATGGCAATTGCAACTTCATAAATCGATTGTATGTTTACAACATTGTCAAAGTTATAAAAGGTTTTAGTTTTTGACTCATACATTCTTACAGGATATAAGTGTGGGTTGAAGGCATCCTGGTCAGAAAGTCCGATATTAAATGCAACCATGGGGTATGCATTTGAGAAATCACCCTTTGCTATTGTTGCCATGAAATCATCTAAATACTCATCAAAATGCTCTAGTGTGTTTCTTAATTTTGTATCCAAAACCCCTGAGAAATCTATTTCTGGGAAACTGTTTTTAATAAAATTGCAGCGATCTACTCTAAACTGGAATGCACCTGCTGACTCACCTCTAGCTTGCTTGCCTGGATTAGTAAGTTTTTTTATATTCGCTGAGTTGCTAAGTATTCCAAGGATCAGTTCTGTAATTTCAGGTATGCTAAAAATCAAATATCCGCTTTCAGGGATGTTAGCAACATCATCAAGCTTTTTTACTTTTCTAATTATGGAGTCTGCCAAGAACCAAACCTCTTCCAAATATATTTGTTTATATTTTACATCAGAAAACTTTACTGCAACTTTAGTTGCCATAATAACTCCAGATAATAGTGGTGGTGAATATACAAAAAAAGGAAAGATTTAAGCATAGATTTTTTAACATCTAAGAGAGGTAAGTGCAAGGGGTTGCACAATTTTGCATAATTTTACATCCCTATGAAACCGCCGTCCGCACCAGCACTGGCGGGGCTTGGGCGATCTTCACAAAGTGCACAAAAAGAGGCACGTTTAGCGCGCAGGCGAGGCGGGGGAGCAAGCGCGCGTAAAGGGGGTAAGGGAGGGAGGCGTATCGTTCACCAGTCGCGTCCTGTCGCGCGCTGACTTCTGGAGCAGATCCGGATGATGCGAATGAGTGAATGCGCCAGAATGGCGCTGGCGGCGTCTGGTGAGGTGTAGGGATTCGAAAGTGAGTGAGCGGCCTGTGTGGCCTGGGCGGTGATACGGGTTGGCGGGTGCCGCACCGCCAGAAATGACGATGCGGCATGGTGTTACTTCGTGCTTTCGAGCAGTGCGTAAGGATTGAAGCGGATCACCTCTTCGCCCAGCCAGTCGTTAACATGCTTCATGGCTTCCATGTATGGCGTCAGCTCGTTGACGGCGAAGACGCGGGCCGCCTTCTCGATATCGCCAAATGATCCGTTGCCTTCCGGAATGGCGCCCATTAATTGAGGCGGCACCCGATGCGCGGCTAACATGTCATCGCGGGTGGAGGACTTCACTCCTACGAATTCATCCTTTGCCGATATCTGGCTGAACGGCAGGATCTGCACGGAGTCTTTGCCGCCGTTAGGGGCGTGAAGAAGAATGTTCTTGAATGCCCCGCCGCGTCGGGTATCTGTTAGCGTCTTCTTCAGCTTGTCGAGGCTCTCCTGATCGGCCATTGCGCTGTTCACGTAGACGATACACCCGGCATGCGAGCCATTGTCGTAATAGAGTTTGCGGAACTTGTCGGCAGAATGTGCCAGGTTAGCCGACAGCAAACCGGCGAAATACTCCGGCATACCGTAGATCTCCTGGTGAATATCCGGGCTAAGAACGTGGCAGACAGAACCAGTTGTAAACTGGTGATCCTGTAGCCCGGATTGAATAAACCAGTAGGTGTCCATGTCGGAGCCGCGACGGGTATATTTAGCCAGCGAGTTACGAAAGCCGAGAGAACCGCCAAGCCGGTTTTTCCTCATCTCCAGATAGCCGTTACCGAATACGAACCAGTCCAGAGCGAAGGATGAGAATACCTGACGGGAAAGCAGTTTGTGCGGGATAAAGCAACCGGCCAGCACGTTGCGTTTGAAGTACAGCGCCGACTGGTGCCAGCTGGCATAGCCGAACTGGCGGGCCAGCCCGTACCAGTCTACCGGCGTTTCGTAGTATCGCCCGTTATCGGCGCAGTACATGTTATCGAGCAGGTCATACGCGCCACTCACCGGCCAGGGGCCGTCGAATGTGAACGAGTTCAGCTCGGGTGCAGCTTTTAGCGAGACGGCGAGATCGGCCTGCTCCCTGGCATACTGCCTGCCGCGCATGGATTTTCGTTTGCTCAAGGTTAATACTCCGTAACTGTCATACTGCTGCCGCCTTCCTGTCCCAGCGGCTCGTTAATGGTGGCAAGCATCGTCGCCCAGGCGAGATCGCCATGACTGACGCCGCGTGAGCGGTCAGTGTCGTAAGTGATAACGCCGCCGGGGGTGACAATCTTGCGAACAGAGTTGAACGCGCCAACGAGATCAAGCTCTCCCCGGTCATATTCCCAGCGGCCGCCGCGAACGAGCTGCTGCATCTTCAGCACAAGCATGCGTTTGCTGGCCGGTGAGAACTGGTAACAGACTGCTGCCGGGAAGTGCTTTTTAACCAGCTGATAAACGGCTTCACCGATGCCGGTACCATCAATCCCGATGTGTTGCACGTTATAGCGACTCAGCATGCCGATAATGAGATTGGCCTGCTCTTCGAACTCCATCCCGCGTATGCGTAGCGTCTCGACGGTGCGGAACTTGCCACCGGCGACCATTGGCACAGCATTGACTGAAATGGCGCCGCTGTCGCCTTTGCCGCTGGCACCGTTGGGATCGTAGCCAATCCAGACCGGGCGATCCGCCATCGGGCGGGAGGCGTACGGGCGCCAGTCGGGCCAGTCGTCGTAGCCGTCTGCGCCGCATGCCAGCAACCGGTTATAGTCAAAGGCGCTTTCACCGCTTTTGATGAACTGGCACCCGTACAGGTTGTCGTATTCCTCCGGGCTGTTTTCGTCGCGGATTTCGTCAATGTCGGTCAGGTCCCAGCCGTGATCGATGGCGTCCTGCAATGTGACGATCTGGCGCCAGATTTTGTCCGGGCACATCAGCCCGCTGTTTAGCGTCTTCCAGGACGTATCGAATTCAACCCGCTTTCCGTGGCTGCGCCCTTTGTTGAATGCTTCACCTGTCCAGAAAGGGTAAGCCTCATGGCTTTCTGCTGACGGGGTGGAGAAATAGGTACGCGTCAGCCCTTTTAACGTCGCCATCGCACCGGCTACTTTCTTCAGGTTGGCAAACTGGCCGACCCAAAAAAATTCATCAAAATACAGATTGCCGGTGTACGACTGTGCCGTCGCAGCGGACGTGCCGAGGAAATGCAGCTCGGCACCGTTAAACAGCTGGATCATGTCGCCACCTTTCAGCTCAACTTCAACCTCAGCGGCAGCAGAGCGAATAAAGCTGCGGAACTGATACGCCTGGCGGCGGCTCGCCGACAGAAAGATCTGGTTACGTTGATGCTTGTACTTCACATCGTCGGAAAGGGCGCGCACCAGGGCTTCGCGCGCAAAGTACCATGTCGCGCCAACCTGACGGCTTTTCAGGATCATGCGGTTGCGCCAGTGGTGGTTGTCGTACCAGCCTCTTTGATGCCAATGCAGCGAGCCGAGAATATTCTCGCGCAGTGCTGCAATCTGCGACTCTGAGAAATAGTTTTGTTTCTTGCGGATCTTCTTCTTCGGCTGGGTAGCTGCTGTGCCGTTGTCCAGCTTTTTCAGCTGGCGCGTAAGCAGATCAATTTCTTTGAAGTCGCCACCGGTCTTTTTGTCTTTGGTGGTGAGCTGTATCAACCGTGCATCAATGGACGTCGTCACGCGCTGGATCGGTGGCGTGGCGTCCCATTCATCACGCTTTTTCCATGAGTAAACCGTGTTCTGATTAATACCCATCAGGCGTGCAATCTCCGCTGGCGGGTACCCCTGCCAGTAAAGCTGCCGCGCCCGCTGCATGATGAATGCTTCTTCAATCGCCATTTGTCCTCCTCGCTTCCTGCCGGGGAGATTAACCCGCGCGCGCGTACCCTTTCGCTCGCTTTTGGTTGTGGTGATTCCCTCACAACAACAACGCGTTGAGAGCGTACGCCGCCCCCTGCCATCATCTCCGGGAACTCAGAAACCGAGCGAGTAAACGAACATGGCAGGCACAGCAAAACCACGTAAGAAATTCCGCGTTGCCGTCTCCGGAAATACCGTTGATGGCCGCGAAATTCAACCGCAGCACCTTCGCGATGCGGCAGCGAATTACAACCCGGAGGTGTACGGCGCACGCGTCAATATTGAGCACTATCTCTCTATGTTCCCGAACAGCGATTTTGGCGCGATGGGGGATGTGGTGGCACTCAGCACCGAAGACATTACCGACGGCCCGTTAGCAGGGCGAACCGCCCTTTATGCCGAGATCGAGCCATCAGATCGCATGGTGCAGATGACCGACAAAGGCCAGAAAGTCTATTCAAGCATTGAGCTGCACCCTCAGTTTGCCCTCAACGGAAAAGCCTATGTGGTGGGGCTGGCGATGACCGATACCCCGGCGAGCCTGGGTACCGATCGCCTGAAGTTTGCCGCGCAGCAACGTGCATCGGTGATGGCCTTTAACAACCAGCAGGGCGAAGCGCCAATGTTTACCGAAGCCCTGGAAGCAGAGGTGATCGAGCTGGCCGCCCAGCGCAGTGATGAAGGGGTTAAGTGGTTTAACCGGGTGATGGGCATCATCGGCAAGGGCCAGAAAACCGACGATCAGCGCTTCAGCCAGATGCACCAGGTCGTTGAGGCCGTGGCGCAATCGCAGTCAGAGCAGATTGATCGCTTTAACACTGCCGAGCAGGAGCGACAGCAGGACAAGGCCGCCATTGAGAAACTCACCAGTGAGCTGGCCGAACTGCGGCAAAAGCTGAGTACCACCGATGCCAGCTTTAGCCAGCGACCACCGGCGGGCGGCGGCGCGAACGCGCAGCTGGCTGACTACTGATATTCACAACGAGAGCAGAGAACATGGAAAACAATACCCGCCAGCTGTTTGACCAGTACATTTTGCGCCAGGCGCAGTTAAACGGCGTATCGCCTGCGGCAGTTGCTGCGAAATTTGCGGTTGATCCAACCCGTCAGCAAAAGCTGGAGCAGGCAGCGCAGGAGAGCGATTCTTTCCTGAGCAAAATTAACGTGTTTGGCGTTAATCAGCAGATCGGTCAGAAAGTGTTGATTGGTAGCAAAGGCCCGATGGCTGGCGTCAACAACAGCACCACTACCCGCCGTAATCCGGGCGCAAATTATGCGATGGAGCCGTTTGATTATATGTGCCGTAAGGTCAATTACGACTACGGGATCAGCTACGAACAGCTTGATGCCTGGGCGCACATGCCGGACTTCCAGCCGTTGATTAGTAAGGCGATGGCGCGTCAGATGTCGCTGGATCGCATCATGATTGGCTTTAACGGTACCAAATACAGCGACCCGTCAGATCGTGCCGCTAATCCGCTGTTGCAGGATTGCGGCATTGGCTGGCTGGAGAAAATCCGCACTGAAGCCTCTCACCGCGTCATTTCCGGCGTCACCATCACCTCACGCGATGAAGATAACAAAGTCATTGCGAAAGGGACTTACGGTAACCTCGGCGCCGCGGTCTATGACGCGAAAAACAGCCTTATGGATGAATGGCACAAGCGCAATCCGGATAACGTGGTGATCCTGGCAGGCGACCTGCTGACTACCGGTAATTTCCCAGCCATTAACGCCATGAGCCAGACCAACCCGAACACCGAAATGCTGGCCGGTCAGCTGATTGTTGCGCAGGAACGCGTTGGCAACATGCCGACCTTCATCGCGCCTTACTTCCCGGTCAATGGCGTATTGATCACGCCGTTTAAAAACCTGTCGGTGTACTACCAGCGCGGTGGGCTGCGCCGGACGATCAAGGAAGAGCCGGAGTACAACCGCGTCGCGACCTACCAGTCCTCAAACGATGACTTTGTGATCGAGGATTACGGCAACGTCGCATTTATCGACGGCATCACCTTTGCCGAGGCGCCGGAAGGTGGCGCGTAACCGCACACTGGCGGGCTTAGGCCCGCCGTTCATCGGGGAAGAAACAATGCTGACACCGGCACAACGACATTTTCAACGCGTCATGGCTGAACGTCATGGCAAGGCTGAGGATTTGTCCGATACGGCGCGCACTGCGCATGAGCAGATCCTGCACCGCATGCGCATGGATATGGCCGCGCTTAAAAAAATTCAGGGCGAGCAGGCGAAAGCCGCGCTTAAGCGCCAGATGCTACCCAACTACGAGGGGTGGATTGAGGGAACGCTCGAAGGTAATAGCGGCCGCCAGGATGAAGTGATCACGCGCCTGATGATTTGGGCGATAGATGTTCGTGATTATCCACTGGCGGCGCGAATCGGGCGTTACGTCATCGAGCATAACCTGGCGATGCCAGACCGCTTTAACCGCACGGCGGCGACGGCTCTGGTCGATGAAATTTGTGATCCGATCCTGGTGCAGGTTAAGGCCGACGACAGCACCGACGTATCGCCATATCTGGCGGTGCTCGATGAAGTAGCCGAGTTTACCGCCGCCAGCGATATGCCAGACATGGTGCGCGCCAAACTCCACAAAGCACGCGCTTTTGCCCTGCGCAACGGCACGCCTGCCGAGCAGGAAACTGCACTAGGGCTGCTGCGCACTGCACTGATCATGGATCCTGGCGCAGGCGTGAAAAAGCTGATCGACAAACTCGCCAGCCAGCTGAAGAAAACCGCTGCTGCGACTATTACCGAAGGTGAGTCTACTGGTGACGATGGCGAAGAGGGGCAGAGTGATAGCCCTGCAGCACCACCGGTTCCGGCGGTGGTGGCCGGAAAGCCCGCACCTAAAACCGCCCGTAAAAGCACAGCCAAAAAACCAGCGGCGCGCAAAACCACAACGAAAAAAGCGCCTGCCGCCAAAAAATAACCGACTTGCGCCCCGTGCGCTGGCGGCGCGGTCGGAGATCTGCAACGCACTGCGTTTTCTTTTCTCCGTCCGCTCACCGCCACCTTTTCTGGAGACTACACCATGAGCCTTGTAGCCCCCCGCACAATAACCCCCTCAGCAGAGGATGTGCCGGATGTGGACGACGGCGGCGAGAAAGTCACCGCCGGTGTGTTCTGGCCCGAAATTGTGTTGAGCGATGCCCGTAAGGAGATGCGCATTACCGGCACGGTGACAACTTCGAGGCTGAAGCATGTTGTTATCGAGGCGGTAGGCCATGCCGCTGACCAGCTCGATACCTGGCGGATCGAGCAGCAGAACGCCGGATTTGCATCACTGGATACCGTGCCAGCAATGGAAATTAACGGGCAGAGCGCAAAGGTTTACCGCTGGCGCCGCGCGGTTTACAGCATAGCCCGCGCCCTGCTGATCGAAACGTTCCGTGATGTGGACACGACCGGCGACGCCGGGGAGAAGAAAGCCGCTGCGCTGGCAAGCCAGGCAAACGATCACTGGCGTGATGCGCGCTGGGCTATCTCCGATATTCGCGGCGAAGTTCGCAATTCTGCGGAGGCATTCTGATGAAAGTGAAGGCCTTACAGGGCGATACGGTGGATTTGCTTTGCCAGCGTTATTACGGAACCACCCAGGGTGTCACCGAGATTGTGCTTGCTGCGAACAAGTCACTGGCTGATCAGATCTTCATGGAGGCCGGGCAGGTGGTGGAACTGCCGGAGGTAAGCGCCTCGGCGACAAAGGAGACGGTGCAGCTATGGAGTTAATAAACCGCGCCTGGAATTGGGCCGCATACCTCTGGTCGGTGTTCCTCGGCAGCGTCGGAATGATGACGCAAAAGGACTGGCTGACGGCTATTGCGGCAGTAACAGGGGTAGTGGTGGCGGTGTTAGGTGAAATGCATCGCCGCCGTATGGCCCGTATCCATGAAACCAATAACGTGCTGCTGAACGATTTGATCGACGCCATTCGCGACGACACGGAAAACCGGCAGGACGTGAAAGAGCTGATCCGCACTATCAGGGAGGCGCCACGATGAAAAAGGGCGTTATTGCCTGCTCTGTCGCCGCGATTATCTCGCTGGCCGCCGCGCTCTGGCCGCAGTCACTACGTACCAGCCCGGAGGCGCAACTGAAGATGGCGAAATATGAGGATTGTCGCAAGACCCCGTATTACTGCCCGGCAGGCGTACTAACCGTGGGGATCGGCTCGACCGGGAAAGTGCAGAACCGGGAGTATGCCGAGCAGGAGATTGCCGAGCGCTGGGTGAATGACCTGATGCGCGCGGAACGGTGCGTTAACCGCGAGTTTAACGGCGCAGCTGCACCGCAGCGCGTTTTCGAGGCGCTGACCGATAGCGCATTTAATGTCGGTTGTAGCGGGCTTGCCTGGTACACCAACAGGCAGGGGAAGAAGGTTAGAACGACGATCTGGCGTAATGCGCAATCGGCTGACTGGCGCGGCGTCTGCGAGCGGGTAACGGATTTTGTTAACTCAGGCGGCAGGCGCTTGCAGGGACTGGTCAACCGCCGGGAAGAGTTCCGGGAGTGGTGCTTGTCAGATCCTGTGTTTAAGGGGGCGAAATGAAGGGGTTGATTGCCGTTATCACGGTGATCTGTGTCCTTCTGGCGGTGGCCTGCATCCGGTTAACCACGGAAACCAACAAGCGCGAAGCCGCAGAAAGAGCGCTGGCAGACGCTAACCAAAAACTGAACCAGACCAGCGATGTGCTGGCCGAAGTGCGGGCGCTGCGCCAGGACGTCAGCGAGATTGAAGCCAGTGTGAAAGCGCTGGGGCAAAAGCGTAACGAAGCCGGGGAGAAACGTCGTGAAAATATCAAAACTGAACTGGCCGGCGATCCCTGCACTGCTGCTCTTGTGCCTGACGTTGTCGCTGACAGCCTGTACCAGCGCGCCGCCGAAGTTGGCGCCGGTGATCATTCAGGAGCCTTTGCCAGAAAGCCTGACGGCAAAAACTGAAACGCCAGCGCCGCCGCCCAGGCCGATGCGCTATGGGAATCTTGTGATCTGGTCTGATGCGCTACTTGATGCGCTGGATACCTGCAACGCGGATAAGGCGGGCATTCGGGAGCTGGAACTGCGGCGAATAGCCCGGGGGATGAAATGAAAAAAGCCGAATTGTTACGCGAGGCGCTGATCGCCGCAAACACCTGGTGTAAGGCCAACCCTGAACTGATCACCGTCTGGGTGGAGAAGGGGAGCATTGAGACGCTGGCGACCGGCGAATCCTCGTTTATGTATCGCTACACCATACAGGTGCTGGCCGTGGACTTTCCGGGGCAGGTGGATGATCTCATGCTGCCGATTATGGCGTGGGTATGGCATTACCAGCCTGATTTACTGCTCAATCCGGACAATAACCGCAAAGTTGAGTTTGACGCGGACATTATCAGCGATGACATGGCCGATGTGCTGTTTAAGGTGCCGGTCTGGGAGCGCGTCATGGTGGAGAACGTCAACGGAAAACCCGTTGCTACGCACCTGGCGGAAGACCGCCCGCGTATTAATGGCGGTGAGTGGGAAGTGGTCTTTGATCCGGGCTATGAGGGGGAGATGACGTGAGCAACGATGCGGCGCTGTTTCAACAGCTTGATCAAGTATTCGCGGAAATCCTTTCCGCTATGACGCCAGCACGTCGCCTGCGCACGGCAAGAGGCATTGCCACCACGCTGCGCCGTACTCAGAGCCAGCGGATCGGTAAGCAGGTTGCGCCAGACGGCACACCGTACCAGAAACGACACCGCCGGGTACTGCGTTCGCAGGCCGGGATCGGGTTTATCTGGCAGGGGGAAGAGCGCCGCCTGCGTAACTGGCGGGCGACGCGTGGTAGTCGTGGCCGCATGTTGACCGGATTTGATGAAGGGCGAGGCGCGGTGCGGTCGTTTTACCGTGCTGATATCGAGCGTTATCTCGATATCAGCTTCAACGAGACTCGCCGCGATACGACGAAAGCCGATCCCATGTTCCGCCGCCTGCGCACCGCGCGCTTTCTGAAAGCCCGCGCGACCTCTGAAGGGGCAAGCGTGGGATTTACTGGCGTGGCGGCCCGTATTGCACGCGTTCACCAGTATGGGTTGCGTGACAGGGTGAATGATAGCGGCGCGATGGCGAGCTATCCCCGTCGTGAACTGCTGGGCCTGAGTAAGACGGATCGAATGATGATTGCCCGGAAGGTGATTGATTCGCTGGGAGTGCGCTGATGGATATTGCCGAACTGATCCGCCTGCTGGAGAACATCGGCCGCACCGGTACGGTGACGGAGATTGACGAGGAAAACTGGCTCGTCCGGGTACAAAGCGGCGGACTGGAAACGACCTGGCTACGCTGGAACGCGCAACGGGCCGGGGCATTTAAGGTCTGGGTGCCGCCATCCATTGGCGAGCAGGTCTGGCTCTTGTGTCTCGGAGGTAACACAGATACCGCCATCATTGGCGGCAGCCTGTACAGCAACGACAATCCGGCGCCGGGCGCGACACGTAATGAAATGGTAGTCACGGCTCCTGATGGTGCGCGTTTTCGTTATGACGCCGAGGCGGGCGCCTTACAGGTGACGGGTATTAAATCGGCGGTGATCGAGGCGTCGGTTATCGTCACTCTGGATACGCCAGAGGTGAACTGCACCAACCTGTTGCGCGCGAAAAATCTTGATATCACCGAAGGCGGGGAAATGCGCGGTGATTTTAATCATGCCGGCGGGGCGTTTATCTCTAACGGCGTGCAGGTGGATAACCACAATCACGGCAAAGTTGAACGTGGTGATGACTGGACGGAGGGCATCCGATGAGTGAGCGCTATCGCGGTATGAATGCGAACGGCACCGGAACGCTGACGGATGAAGATCATGTGTGGCAGTCCGTGGGCGATATTCTGCTGACGCCAGTTAATACGCGCATTATGCGCCGCAATTACGGCTCGCTTTGCCCGGATTTGATCGACAGCCCGAAGAATGACGTCACGCGACTGCAACTGATGAGCGCCGCCGTTATCGCGCTGGCTGCATGGGAGCCGCGGATCGCGCTTGACGCTATCAATATTCACTATTCTGCTTCGGGCGCAGTAACGGCGGAGCTATCCGGAATGCTGACTGAAAGCATGGAAAAGAGCACCAGATCGGTAACGTTAAGGAGCGCCAAAAATGCCGACAATTGATCTCTCGCAGCTGCCGCAGCCGACCATTATCGAGGAACTGGATTTTGAAGAAATTCTGATCGAGGTGAAAGCGGTGATGGTAGCCGCTTATCCGGCAGATCAGCAGGCCGCCGTTATTGCCGCCCTGGCGCTGGAGTCTGAACCATTAAATGTACTCGCCCAGGCACTGGCATATCGCGAGATGTTACTGCGCCAGCGTATTAACGAAGGGGCGGCCGCCTGCATGCTGAGTCATTCGACCGGTGACGATCTGGATAATATCGCGGCGAACCTCGATACCGAACGCCTGATCAAGACCGAAGCAACCGAGACAACTGATGCCGAAATGGAAAGTGACGAGGCGCTACGCCTGCGGGCGCAGGCTGCTTTTGAGGGAATGAGTGTCGCCGGGCCATCGGCGGCCTATGAATACTTTGCCCGCAGCGCCAGCGGAAAAGTTGCCGATGCCAGGGCTTCCAGCCCGGCACCGGCCGAAGTGATTATTGCGGTGCTGTCCACCGAGGGCGACGGTACCGCGTCGCCAGAACTGCTGGCCGCTGTTGCCGAAGCGGTAAACGATGAAGAGGTTCGCCCATTGGGTGATCGTGTGACGGTGCGCAGCGCTGAGATTGTCGATTACGAGATTGACGCCACGCTGTACCTGTATCCGGGGCCGGAGTCAGAGCCGATCATCAATGCTGCTGATGCATCGTTGCAAAAGTTCCTGAAACAGAACGATAAAAAAATCAGCAGAGACGTGGCGCGCTCCGCCATTTCAGCGGCGCTCCATGTCCAGGGCGTACAGCGTGTCGTGCTGAATGCCCCGCCGGACGATATCAGGATCAGCGATATCCAGGCGGCCAGGAATATCGGCTACAACCTGGAAAACGGCGGAACGGATGAATAACACGCTTCTTCCTCCCTCTGCCAGCGCGTGGATGCGTTGCGCCGAAGCTGCCACGGCGAAGCTGTCCGGAATCACGGTAGCCATTCGCACGCTGTGGACGCCGACGGCATGCCCGGTTGATTTATTGCCGTATCTGGCGTGGGCGCTGTCGGTTGATCGGTGGGATAAGAACTGGCCGGCAGAGAAAAAAATAGCGTCAATCCAGCAATCCTACTGGCTTCATCGCCGGAAGGGTACGCGCGCAGCCGTGCGGCGAGTGATCGAAGATATGGGTTTTTCCGCCACGTTTGCGGAATGGTTCGATGTCGGAGATGAGCCGGGCACGTTCCGGCTTGAGATTGATGTAAATGAAGTTGGCCTTACACCAAAAACACTGGATGAACTGAATCGCCTGGTAGGAGATGCCAAGCCGGTTAGTCGGCATATGTCAACGATGACAATTGCAACCCATACCAGGGGGAATGCATGGGTAGGCGCAGCGAATTTTGATGGTGAGGTGATAACAGTATATCCGGCGGGATATATACCGGATGACAGTCTTTATTACGACGGTTCCGCACTTTATGACGGAAATCATTATTTCAACCAGCCAGAAAATAAACCGGCCGAAACCATTCATTACGACGGCCGGGCGCATTATGACGGCAGCCATTATTACGGGGAGTAACTATGCCAGATATTATTGAAACAGGGAGATGGAGCGAGAAGATACCGCTTATTTCCCGCAGCGACAGGGTTGAGGGTGGCCGGTCGGGACTGGTTAATATTCAGACTGAAATTCTGGCTGACCGCACTCAATATCTGAGAAAGCAGCTGGATGAGACGAACGGATTATTAAAATCAGGCGAACTCCCTTTTTCAGGCGAAGCTGATGCGGTCGCTGCAATCGCCGCCGGGAAAATTCCGGAAGGGGCGTTATTCTCAATCCGTTCTGACGATCCTGCTGTATGGGTGGAAGAATACCGGAACCAGAGCGGGGAGCCGGTTTCCACGGGTAAAAAAATTCTGAGCAGTAAAGCCGTTACGTTAACCGTATTCCCGACGGATGCGGATCCGGATGGCACCATTGCGGGTATTGATGCCACGACCACCGGACAGGCATTCGTGGTTATCAGGGATAACAAAGAGTTTTTATATCGGAACGATAATGGCACTGCACTGAGTATCAGTGAGTCGGTGAGCACTGACGAATTTGACGCCGTCAAAGATGCCATGCAGAAAATATTACTGTCCTGCCACATTATCGCGGAAGCATTGGGCGGGCTGGATGGTGACAGTCAGTCTGTCCGCGACGCGGTCCTGAATCTGCATGTCTCGCAGCAGGTGCTTTCGTGCGCCGTGAATGAGCTGGGGGGATTGCCGGAGGCGGTGCAGGGGCTGCAACTGAATGCGTTGATGGCAGTTTCCACGCTGGGCAGCGCGTTGACACCGCTGGAAGGGTTCGAACCTGGCAGCAGTGACGATGGCGATTCTGACACTTCGCAACGCCTGCTTAATAATCTTTATAACCTGTCCATGCTGGCCGGGGCACTGGTGCCGCTGGATGGTTTCGATCCTGATGCGATTTCTGTTGAGGCCCGCGAAACGTACAGCGAGCAGTACACGTTCCCGAAGCCGGGCAATATTATTAAACTATTTGTCACGTCGCCATCCGGTATTCCGGCCTCTAAAGGCGAGGGCGAATATTACACCACCGCCACTATCGACATTGATGGTGAAATACTGAATATCCCGTATTCATCCATTTCCGTGCAGGGGGATTCGTCCGCAGCCTACGCGAAAAAAAATCTGAATATCGGGTTATATATTGACGACAAATACGATGATTCATTTACGTTAAAAATCGGCGACTGTCTGCCGCACGACGAATGGGTGTTTAAAGCGAACTGGATTGACCACACCAATTTACGCAACCTGATGAGTTATCGTCTGTGGGAACGGATGATGGCATCCCGCGACGGCTGGCCGAAACGTGATATCGATAATTATTACGTCGGAAAAACCGGGCTGGATGAAATGGATACGCGGGCAACGGGATACCCTGTCGGCTATCCCTGCGTCATGTATATCAATGGTGATTTCTACGGCATCGGGGCGCTGGCTATTGGCAAGAAGAGAGAAAATTATAATATCTCGAAAAATAAAGCCAAGCAGATAATGATTGTCATGGGAGGATGGAAGTCCATCACCACCATGTACGATAACGCTCATGTAACCGATTCGGATACCATAGAAATCAAGGCGCCGAAAACCGTGTCGGAAGAAACGCTGGGCTATCTGCAAACATGGGACGCCTTTGCGAATCTGGCGCAGGCTGATTTTACACAACAGGCCCCGGAACATCTCGATACCCGCAATATTGTTGATTTTTATTTGTTGCTGGCCGCCGTCGGTGCGACAGACCTCTTTGCCGGTGATAAGGCCAAAAACGCGATTTTTTATACCTGGGACGGGACAAAGTGGTATTTCGGGCCGTATGACCTCGATACCACTTACGGGTTGCATTACAACGGCACGCAGATTAGTTATGCCGCTGATTCAGCACCGAAAACCGACGGCGGTACGTTCTGGAAAAAAATACTGGTCACGTATGCTGACGAGCTGGCCGCCCGTTACGCCGAACTCCGCGATAAAGATATTTTCAGCGTGAATTGCCTCTATGAC